CAGGAGATATATTGTAAATTACATCTACTAAATCTTCTCTAATACCAGTAGTATCGTACGTATCGTACAAGTTTGTTGGTTGTGCCATTTAAGGACTCCTTTATAGATAGTCTTTAAAAATAGAAGCTGCGTCTCTAGTAGCTCCTGTTTTCTTCAGACGATTTAGTTTATCAGCTTTAAGTTTACTGCTAACATCAGACTTGCTTTTTGCAGAACCTGACTTAATAACTCTAGGAGCATTAACAACTTGTTTCTTAACTCTTGGATTAGCTTTACGAATCTTATCATAAGCTAAAGCATCTCTAATCAATAGTACTTGTCTATGATCATAGACTGTATCTATTTCTTGAGCATTAAAACCAACACCACTAAGATAATGTTTCATATCATTTTTAAGTGCTTTGGCTTTAGTAACATCAGAAAACTCAGGAATAAGACGCACAATCTTTTTTTCTTGTGCTTCTACGTATTTCTTAAGTTCAACTGTTTGCGCTTGTAGCGTTTCATGATTAATCTTATTTAAGTTTTCAGCTCTCTTACGCATTTTGTGTTCGAGTCTACTTGCTTCAACAGGATCATCTTCATAAAGTTTTTCAAAGTCAATGTTGCTATACTCGTTATTAAGTTCTACTTGTGCAGATTGAGTTAGTTCGTTTAACTTATTAAGCTTTTGATTAATCTCAGTTTGAGATTCTTGCAACAAATCATTATACCTTGATTTTTCTAAGGATAAATCTTGTTTGCTTCTTGTGTAATCAGCTTCTCTTTGGTATCCCTGAAGTAGTTCATCAAGCGTCACCTCGAGTTCGTCACCTTGGACTTTAACTCTATATAGAGGTTGCTCTGAACTTTCATTAATATCTTGTTCAGCGTCATCTGTAGCTTCTTCAGCTACTTCAATTGGTTCAATATCCTGGGTAGGTATGTTTTCTTCAATTGTTTCTTCAACAACTTCTTCAGTTGCTTCAACTGTTTCAGCAGGTGCTTCTTCAGTTTTGTTAGTGCCTGTCATTAAACCTTTAATAGTTTCTGCAGCATCTAATACATTCATAGCTTCATCAGCCATAGTACACTCCTTATTGGTTGGTGTTTATATACACTCCCTGAATGGGTTGGTGTTATTTTTTCTTGCGAAGTTCTTCTAATTGTTTACTTGCAAGTTTACCAGTTTCCATTGTTACACGGAAATGGTTTTCAACTTTACCTAAAATTTGATAAGCTAGATATATTTTTAATCTACCTTCATCATCATTTGGTGCTGTTTGAAATATCGCTTCTTGATACGAATCTTTGAGTAATTGAAAAGTCTCTACAAAAAGATCATCTTCTAAAATATTTTTTGCTCTAGAGCCTCGTTCAATTTCCTTCGGTAGGTTCGACATCTATTTCTAAATTGATTCCTTGTGGTTGTTGAGGTTGTAATAATTCTTTTGTAGCAGATGTCAACATTTCTTTATTGCTTTCAGATAAGCCTGACATTGTCATTGCTTCTCGTCTAATTGCTTTCTCATCAATATCTGCTTCGTACTTCATCTCAAGTTCTTTGATTTTCGCTTCAAAGTCAAGTATCATTCTTTGAGATTTTAATTCAATCTCACGCATTCTATTTTCATACTGCATTTGTGCAGAAGCTGCTTTTTGTTGCGTTTGTATTTGTGATACTTTTTCAAACTCAGTAGGTTCTTTAGGTCCAGGAGGTGGCATGTTTTGCATACCAGTCTGTGGATCTGTAAAGTATGAACCAACATCTTTAAGCCCAGCATTCTCAATAATTTTAGATAATGTATTATATATATTATTCATATTAACTATTGGTCCTGCAGGTGAACCTTGTAGTTTAATTGCTTCTACTTGTTGTCTTAATATTTGATTTAGTATTCCCAACTGTTGGTCTCTTGAACCAGTACCTAATCCAACTTGTATTGTAACATTACAACGATCTCGCCATTCCATAGGATTCATTGGAACAAAAGTATTTCTAATTTTTACAATTCTTTCTTTATCTTGGTATTTTACAACAAGCTCAAACATCTTTTTAAAGATATCTTTTACGCCTGTTTCTGCAAAAATACGAGCTATTAACTCAATTCTCATCTGTGATTGAGATAAAATAGTATTTATACCTGATGCAGTTTTGTTAAGTGAATCAGTATCCATACCTTGGTTATACTTAGTAACACCACTACGATTTTCTTTTACAGTATCTAAATATTCTAATAATGGAAATGCTTGTTGATTAATAGTTTGAGTCTGCATCGGCATCATAACTTGTCCTGGTGCAGCTTTTGTTCTTACAATTCCTCCTGGTCGATTAGTTAATAGATCATCAAGATTAACTTGACCATCCATAACAGCAACTCGGTTATTGTTTGTTAGGTACATATTATCTAACAACTGTCGCATTACAGTAGATTTAATTAACTGTATATCTTCTACTAGTTCTGCAACTGATCTACCATAAAATCTGTGTGGTACTATAATAGGTGTAATAGAACAGAAAGGATTTGAATCAACAATAACATCATCTAAGATTGTATATGTATTATCACCAGCAGAAGTAATCTTTCTTAACTCTGCAATACCATCTCCATCTTCATCTATTTTAATATAAGATTCTAATACAACTATTTCTTGTGTAGAGTCATCACCAACTGATCTATCAAAGTCATCATCTAAATTTCTATACCTGGTTGATACTTCTGCATTATATTTTTCAGAATTATTTTCTGATAAACTGTAAACAAGATCAACATCAAATCCCATTTCAACTAATTCACTTCTTGTTTTAGTTGTACGGTGTGCAGTAAAACTTGCTTCTTCAATAGATCTAGCTCTACGTTCAATTAAAAATTCTTCAGGTGGTACAGCTTCCATCTTAACTTTACCAAATGTTTCTTTACGCATGATAACTACATCATGTAAATTAGGAATAGGAACACTATTAATTTGATCTAATATTTCTTCACCTTGCATATCACCTTCAGGTACAGATGCTTTAAGTTGATCTTTAATGTTCTTCTTTTGTTTTATAGCTGTTGTGTCTTTGTACTCAGTATGTTCTTTTACTTCTACACCATCTTCATCAATCAACATTGTAAACTCAGCTTCAGATAAAGCTTCATAAGTTTCTTGTTTAGCTGTTTCACTAGTATCCCAATAGACTTTAACGATACCATTTTTTTGTATCAATGCATCTTTGAACATTGAATACAGAGTAGTAAAGCCTTCATTATCTTTATTAAATATATGATTTAGATAATCAGTAGCTTGTTTTGCAATCTCAACATCTTCTTCAGTAACAGGATCAACCTTAACAATATTATCACTAGCTGTAAAAATTCTTAATAATGATGGTAAAATAGATTCGATTGTATCAGCAACATCTGTAGATACTACTTGTGATCTGCCTTCTTGTTCATTACCAAATGCTTCACCGAAATAATATTCAGTTGCTTTACGTCTTGAGTCTGTAAGTTCAGTTTCAAAGTATCCATAGGAGTTATTTATATGTTCTCCTAATATTGCTTTGATCTCATGATCTGCTAGTGGTTTTCCTTTAGCCATTAATTTTCCTATACTACGTAAGTTACATCTACATGCATTGGTTTCAACCAGTCGGTTCTAGTTGGTCCATCAATAGAGCAGCCATATCTAAAAGCATCAGCTGCATGTGAACACCAATCGTGTAGTGGTTTATTTTTAAATGTTTGCATTTTATCATCAAACTGTTTTCGGTATTGTCGCAAACAATCAATACCATATTTACATCGGTTCTTATCAAACCAACATCTATCTAATGTGTTTCTCACAGCTTCAATACCATGATCTACTTCTAACCTAGGACATACTTCAAAGTCTAGTCCTAAATCATGAGCTACTTCTAATCTAGATTTACCAGTACCAAGCTCTCTTGTTGTTATATCATGAGGGGCAACATGCCTACCATAGGTATAACCTTTTTCTTCTAATACATTTGCATAATGTGATAATGCTTCACCAGATGTTTCATAATAATCAATCAGGTGTATTTCATTACCTACTCTTTGTGCAAACCAAATACTGGTTGAATCACCAATACCTAGATCCCACCAAGTTTCAACAGGAATATTATTAGCAATGTCCACACTGCATATACGATTATCTCGTTCTGCTTTCTGGATCTGCTTGCCATAAAAAGCCCCAGATACGGCAGCTTGAAAAGAACATTCATACTCTTGTTCAAACTGATCGTGTGGCATCGTTTCCCTAGCTGACTTAAGTTCTTCAGCTGGGATAATTTCTGTTTCACTAGCTCTATATAATTGTGCATACCAATCTCCTCCTATGCGTTTTGCTAAATCGTATACATCCCAGAACTGATTATGCCCCATGGGTGTACCAATAAATATTACATACCCAAGTTTATCACTAACAGCAGGTCTAACTACTTCAGTCCAGGTACGTGGTGCCATTAAGGCAAATTCATCCATGACTACGCCATCAAAGCCTAGTCCACGTAAAGCATCAGGATTGTCCGAGCCGAAGATTTGTATACGTGATCCATTCCATAGATCAACCTTCAGTTCGGTTTCGTGACGTTTACCACCAAGTTTCATTAAAGGGTCTGTATATTCTTTCAAATAGTCGTAAGCGACTGCCTTACCCTGGCGATACGTTGGTGCAATATACGCCAATCTTGCATTTCGTATTTCACATGCAGTCATAATTAAATGATTGATTGCGAACACGGTCTTGCCAAACCGCCTGTGACAGCAGATGACATTAAATCTTTTTAATTCGTTATGAATCTTTTCCTGTAAAGGTCTAGGTTCATAAGGTATTTCTATATCCATTAATCCTTTTTCTTACGCCATCCTATTTGAACGGTTAAGGGTTTCTTATCATCACCAGATACTACCTGATTAACAGATGATAACTTTGAGTGTACAAATGGTGCAGCTTCTTTAGCAGCCCACATCTTCTTTTCTACAGATACTTGAGGATTATTCAATAAGTTTAACATATATTTTAAAGGAGTAGTTTGTCCTTGACCTAAAGATGCAGCTAAGCGTTCTGCTTTTGTACCTGCTTTAATACCTTTTGGTCTGCCTGCTCCAGGTCTTTTACCACCGTGACTCATGTTAATAATCCTAACTTATCCATAGTTGCCATAGTTAACATTCTTTCTCTATCTTTTTCAAATACATTTCTCATTGAAGGTTGTGTTCTTTGTTGTCTCATTACATCCTGATTAAAGTTTTGTTGTGGAACTTGCATAGGAGTAGTAGGTGGCATTCTTTTTATTTCAGGTACTTGCATAGGAGTTGTTGGTGGCATGATTTGTCTGTCAGGTACACCACCTGATGCTTTAGGTTGTTGCATATATTTTTGTTGTTCTTTAGCAATAAACTCCATAGGGAACTCACCTTGTGCTGCTTGCATAATCTGTTCAGCTTCTGGTCCTACAATATTACCTTTAAATACTTCGATCATTAGTCGGTATAGTTCTTGTTCTCCAGCATCACCTTCTGTTGGTCCAGCCTGTACACCATAATCTGTATCATCTAACATCTCATTAATGTTCTTTTCATTGGCAGGTAAGCCATCAAACTTAGAACCATCAGCTACAATCTTACCATTCTTAAACATAGCATTGGGTATACCATCACTTGTTAAGAACTTCATTGTAGATTCAATGTCTTTAAATATTTCTTTTACCATAGTTATTCCTTTATTAGCAGTTCCAAGCTCGTAATGATTTATTAATTCTTGAGTTAGGATCGTTTGCTGTCTTAGCAGAGGTTAATTTTTTCTTCATGCCTTTCATTCTAGCACAGAAAGAAGCTCGTCTTGGATTACCTACTTTTTTACTAGGAGCTTTCAGATTACGTTTTTTACCTGTTTTAGTCTTACCCTTGTTATAAGATGCACGACCTTTAGCATTCAAACCCCCCTTAGGGTTCTTGCCTGCTTTACGTTGCCATGCTGGTGTTTTAGCCATTAGATTTCTTTCTTCTTTTGCCAGATGCAGTAACTGACCAGTTGACTCTTTTCGGTCCAGTCTTTTTAGCTGCTTCTTTTTTAGTTATTCTTTTTGCTACCTTCTTGGGTCTACAAGCAGGATATGGTCGATTCTTGTCTTTGCTACCACTACGACCACACTTCTTACCTGTCTTAACATCACGCCAGTCCTCTTTGAACCATTTGCGCAAACCGCCCTTGTAAGCCATTTAGTACTTGCCACCACGCTTCTTATACGTTTTGACTAGCCATGCGTTGGCATAAGCAGAAGGATATACTTTAAACTTCTTCTTTGCTTCAGCTTTCACT